ATCAAGATTAACTTGATCTGATTCTGCCATAAATTCATCTAATGCAATTTGTGCATCTACCTTTGCCTGAGTTCCCTCATTTGCTTCTGCTAAAATTCTTTCTAATCTTTTTATATGTATTTCTTGTTCTTGTTCATCAATTTCTTGCTGTTTTAATAATCTTGCAAGATCATCATCTATTTGTTCTGCATTCATTCTTTTTCTTTGAATGCTTAAATTATCCTCACTTTCTAATTTAGAATTTGTAAGTTCTATTTTCTCTTTGTCTAATGCTAAATCATTAGCTTTAAATTCTGATTCAAATCCTGCTATGGTAGCTTTAACTGCAGCCAATTCATTCTCTGCTTCTATTTGTGCTTTTTTAAACTCTATATTATCTTTGTCTTTTGCAAGTTGAGCATTTGCAGCATTAAGAGAAATTTGAGCATTTTCTAACATTAATTTTTGTTGTTTAGCTAGGTTGTCTCTTAAATCATTATTAGCTTTTATTCTATCCTCAACACTATTCCTTTCTTCATCTCTTATTTGTCTTAGTTTTTCATTCTCAAAATCAAATTGTTCTAATAAACCCTGATTTCTAGCTGCTGCTAATTCAGCACTATTTGCCAAGTCAACATTTGCTGCTGCTGTTTTAATAACTTCTTTTGTGTAATTAGAAACTGATTCTGCTACTTTATCAAAACTTTCATCAACACCTGTAAAAACATCAACTGATTGTTTTCCTGCTTCTTTGACATCTGCCATAGCACCTGCAAAATCACCTGAAAAAACTTTTTTAATGGCTGACCCTAAAAATCCTAAAACCTCTAATGCTTGA